AATATGTGGATTGCTTACTTTCAAATCCAACATGAAGAACGAGAACGACAAGAACGACTAGCAAAGGCAAGTAGATAGTGGCAACAAAACAAGTAAATATAGACATCATAGCGAAGGATAAAACCCGACAAGCTATGAAATCAGCTTCTACAGGTCTTAACAATTTAAAAAAGTCTGTCTTTAACTTACAAACCGCTTTAGTAGGCATAGGTGGTACTTTAGTCGCTAAAAGTTTTCTCGACACCGCAAGGGAAACCGAAAGACTACAAGTCAGATTTAAGTTTCTATTTGACGATGTAAGAGAGGGTGAGAAAGCCTTTAGAGGTCTTACAGAGTTTGCAAGTAAAGTACCTTTTAGCCTAGAAGAAATACAAAGAGGTGCAGGTAATCTAGCGGTTGTTTCTCAAAGTGCTGAAGAAATGAATAGGTTACTGGCTATCACAGGCGATTTAGCGGTAGCATCTGGATTAGACTTCCAAACAACAGCCGAACAATTACAAAGAGTATTTTCAAGTGGTATAAACTCCGCAGACCTTTTTAGAGAAAGAGGTGTTAGAGAAATGCTAGGCTTTGAAGCAGGAGTCGCAATAAGTGCAGAAAAGTCAAAGCAACACATAATAGATATTTTTGAAGAGGGTAGTAAATCCTTTGTCGGTGGAAGTCAAGTAATGGCAGACACCTTTGATGGTGTTATTTCTATGATTGGGGATAAGGTTAGACTTTTCAAACAAGATGTAATGGATGCAGGGCCATTTGAAGCACTTAAAATCTCAGCACAACTTTTAGATGAAGCCTTAGTTAAAAACTTTGGAAGTATAGAAAAATCAGCCGAAGCAGTTGGAGAAGCAATAGTTACAGCTACTACGAAAACTATTTTCTTTGGAGCAGGTGTTATTGATGCTTTTAGACCAACTTTTGCTTTCTTGGGGGGTTCGATTGTAAACTTAGTAAGAACTGTCCAGAAGTTTCCTGCACCAATACCAGAAATAGGACTACTTGGCTTTTTGATGCTTGGTAAAAAAGGAAAAGCGGTAGTTTTAGGAATGGCTTTAGCCAAAAAAGAATTTGATGACCTCAACCCTAGTATGAGTACAAGCGTTGCATTAGGTTTAAGGTTAGCGGAAATTTTTGCAAATAAATTGAATATGCCGATTGCTGAACCTATGAAAGAGTTAAATAAACAAACTCAAAACACTTCCGAAACAGTAGACAAGCTAGTTGAAGATTTCGTGCCATTTACTACTGAATTAGATAATGCAATAAAAAATGGAGAGGGAGTACAAGCATCAGTTGCCAAAATTAGTAAGCGAATACTCGAACAACTTGCATTAACAAAAAAACTGAAAGAAGAAGAAAAACTTAGAGCGTCAGCAGTTGAAGCAGTTCAAACAGCTTTAGCGGTTTCGTCTACAAAAACAACAAAGGCAATCGTAAATGAAACCAATGCAACAATGGGTCTAGCAAAAGCTAGGGAAGAAGCTATCAAAGCTGTTAAAACCGCTTTAAGTGTTTCTTCAATGCCAACTATGGACACAGGATTATTCTCTAACTTTACTAAGGGTTTCAAGGATGTTGCGGAGTCACAAAAACAAATGTTTACCCAGATGCGTGATATAGGTGCGGAATCGTTTGACAGACTCAAATCATCACTTACGGATTTTGTAATGACAGGCAAACTAAGTTTCGCTGATTTGGGAACTTTTGTAGTTCGGTCAATGGTGGATATGCTTATAGGCGAAGCCATAAAAAATGCTTTGGATGGCTCTCTTAAAATGTTCAAAGCAAGTTCCATTAAGAAAGCCTTAATTAGCTTACATGAGGGTGCTATGAAAACTTTTGCTTCTATACCCTTTCCATTAAATCTTGTGGCTGTAGGCGGTGCGTTAGCGTTTGGAGCAGGAATAGTAAATAAGATGAGAGGGTTTGAAAAAGGTGGTAGACCGCCAGTAGGCCGAGCAAGCATTGTAGGTGAAAAAGGTGCAGAACTCTTTGTGCCAGACCAAGCAGGAACAATAGTACCAAATGACAGACTAGGCATGGGAAAAGAGGTCACAGTTAACTTCAATATAAGCACAGTAGATGCTAGAGGTTTCAACGAATTACTGGTAAATAGTCGAGGTGTAATAGTTAATCTTATTAATAGTGCGGTGAACGAAAAGGGTAGAATGGCAGTAATATGAGTGGAGCATTACCTAAAACAGATTTTACAGCTATAAATATTAAGAGTAATCAAAAGACTTTGGTAAGCGATACCGACAGTGGAAAGACATTTAGACGGCAGGTGCAAGGTCAACGCTTTAGCTTTACTCTTTCATACCCTCCCATGACTAGAGCAGACTTTGCACCACTCATGGCGTTTATAATGAAGCAGAGAAACAGAAAAGAAGATTTTACTGTAACCTTCCCATCATTTCTAAACGCACAGGGAAATGAAACAGCAACTTTGTTGGTAAATGGTTCACACTCTGTTGGCGATACCACAATAGCTATAGATGCGTTCGATGCAGATGGTGCAGGTAGATTAAAAGCAGGGGATTTTATAAAGTTTGCACACTCTAAAGTCTATATGGTTGTTGAAGATGTTACCAGTTCTAGCAATGCGTCCACAGTCACTATAGAACCGCCTTTAAGAGAAGCACTAGCAGATGATAGTGCTGTCACCTATGACTCAATACCTTTTACAGTACATCTTACAAGTGATGTTCAAGAGTTCGCAACAGGGCAAAATGACAAGGATGGAAACTTATTATTTAACTATGAGTTTGATGTTATAGAGAGTTTGTAAATGGCTAGAGGTTTAACAAGTGCGGTCAAAACAGAACTAGCTACAGGCAATATAAACCCAGTATTACTTATTGAAATAGAGTTCTCAACACCAGTATATTTAACCAATGCTAGTTTTGACATTACATCTAGTGTTAGTGGTACATCGAGAACCTACGCATCAAATGGACATTTCAGAGGTATCACAGGGGTAAGCGAAACAAATAAGCCTACTAAGAACTCACTAGCACTTACTTTATCTGGTGTAGACCAAACATATATCGCTCTTGCACTTAGCGAAAACATAATAAACAAAGAGGTGTATGTTTACAGGGGATTTCTAGACGCAAACCAAGCAATAATAGCTGACCCATTTTTGTTATTTTTTGGAACTATTGATGAATTTAGAATAAAAGACACTACAACCAAAGCTACTTTAGTCTTAAATATCACATCACATTGGGGAAACTTTAGCAAGACAAGTGGTCGAACAACTACCGACAACTCACAAAAAAGATTTTTTAGCGGTGACAAGGGAATGGAATTTTCCGCTTTATCTGTAAGAGATATTAAGTGGGGTCGAGAATGACTAGTGTTCATTTATATCAAGCAGAACAGAAAGACTTTCAGAATGTCTATGATTTGCTCATTGAGTTTAAAGAAATCGACTTGAAAGATGCACGATTACCAGACATAGATAAAGATAAGTTAACAAATTGTATCAATGTAATACTTAAAAAAGGTAAGATAATACTAGCTAAAGATGTAGATAAAAAAGAGCTAATGGGGTTGTGTATGTTTCATAAGTCAGAATATTGGTTCAGTAAAGAGCAACTAATGAATATCCATGTGCTTTATATACGAAAAAGTTTTAGAAATTTTAAATTAGTAAAAACAATTATTGATTCGGTTAAAAACGTATCGGAAGGGTTACCGATAAATATTTCTGTAACGTCTGGATTGCATATAGACCCAGTATTTGAAAAGTTAGGATTTGAAAACATGGGTAGTAACTGGAGATTTCTATAAATGTGTGATTTAAGAGATATAGAACGTGGTATAGGCGATTTTATTGGCGATGTTGTTGGTTTTGTTGAAGACGTTGTAGAGGTTTTTGTAGACATTGTTCAAGAGGTTATTGGGTGGATTGTTCCTATACCAGAAATACCAGATTTCGGTGACCAAGATGTAGAACAGAACGCAAAAGGGGTTCTTGTAAACAAGTTTAGTGCTAATGCTCATATTCCTGTAGTTTATGGCACAAGAAAAGTCGGTGGTAATGTCGTTTTCTTAGAAACATCTGGTGCGGATAATCAATACTTGTATATGGCTATAATCCTGAGTGAAGGTGAAATAAGTAGTGTCGACACCTTATTTGTAAATGACCAACAGGTTACACTATCTGGTGCTTTAACTAATGGCACACAGAGAACAGTAGCTAGTTCCGATAGTAACTTTTTCGACACAGAAAATTCAAATAGTTTGATAACAGTAGAAGCACATTTAGGAACAGATACACAAACAGCATCATCATTATTAGATCAAAGACAATCATGGACAACAGACCACAGGCTTAGAGGGTTAGCATATCTTGCCCTTAAATTTGAATGGAATGCTGATAAGTTTGGGTCATTACCTACTGTTCAAGCGATAATAAAAGGGAAAAAAGTATATAACCCAAACTTAGATACAACAGTCACAGGCGGTAGTGGTAGCCATAGAAAAGACACAAGTTCAACTTGGGAATATTCCGATAATCCAATATTACAAATGCTAGATTATCTAAGGAATGATAGATTCGGAATGGGTATAACCAACAGCTATTTCGATAGTAACTTTGCCGATTGGCAGACAGCAAGCGATGTATGCGATACCAATATAACCCCTTTCAGCGGTGCAAGTCAGATAGACCTAATGGATAGCCACATTGTTGTCGATACATCAAAGAAAGCCATTGATAACGTAAAGGAATTTGTAAAGGGTTCA